ATGAAGTAGCCGACTGGTTTGAAACATTAGCTAAAGCAGAACGTTCACATGCTAATCGTTACCAAAAAGCCTTAGATAAACATCTGTCCGAAGGATAAATATTACCACAAGGTGAACAATTAACCAAATTATGGTATCTAATAAAGCGCCCTAGTGGCGCTTTATTTTTTTATAGGTTATAATGTTTTATATTTGATCAATCTCTCCCTACTATACATCCATGAAAGTATTATTTCACGCAAATACTCTGAACTATCGAGGTACTACCGTTGCCATTACTGATTATGCTCGTTACAATCAAGAAGTACTAGGTAATGAATCTATCATAGCTTACAACAACAGCTTAGGTTATGAGAAGGATATGGGCTCAGAACAAAAGGTTGTAGATGAGCTAAAAAAGCAATTTAATGTTATTGGTTATAGAGAGGGAGATCTAGAAGGTATCATTGATAAAGAGAAAGCCGACTTTGCATACTTCATCCGTGCAGGAAGAGAAGAGCCATTACCAAAAAATGTAAAGACGGGAGTACATGCGGTCTTTCAATTTAACGACCCACATGGTGATAGATATGCTTACGTCTCAAAGTGGTTATCAGAAGAGATGTCGCAAGGTCAAATACCTTATGTTCCTCATGTGGTATCATTACCTACACCTACCGGTAATTTTAAACAATTTTTAAACATACCTGAGGATAAAATTGTTATTGGTAGGTATGGTGGTTACCTCACATTCGATATTGAAGGTGTAAAAAAGACGATTATAGACTTAGTAGAGAAGGATGATAGATTTGTATTCTTGTTTGTAGGTACTGAGCCATTCTCAGATCACAAAAACATTATGTTTATAAACGAGATCCATAATTTACAACAGAAGTCTAATTTCATTAATACGTGTGACGCTATGATTCACGCAAGAGAGCGTGGTGAGTCGTTTGGTCTTTCAGTAGCTGAATTTTTATATCTAAACAAACCGGTAATAGCCTGGAATGGTGGTCATGATAAGAACCATTTAGATATGTTAAAAGATTCAAATACATTGTACAATACACAAGATGATCTACTTTATATTTTAAACAACCTAAAAGATATTAACGAAGATTGGACGCAGAGAGTTGCTGAGTTTAACCCGAAGACAGTGATTGATAAATTTAATAAAGTTTTTCTTACCTAATTATGAAGTTAGAGCTTAATACATTATATTGGGATAACGTTGACCCGCGTATAGAAGAATCTCATAAAAAAGTAGTAGAGCATTTTGATCTAGACGTAAATTACCACCGAGAAAATAAGAGACATGGTTTATGGATGGACCGTGTCATGAAAGAATCAACTAGTGATGTAGTTGGTTTTCTAGATGGTGATTGTGTACCTTTATCTAAGCAGGCAGTAATTGACGCAGCTGTTTATGCAGCGGCTAATAATTCTTTCATAGGTATTGCTCAAGTATCAAATCATATACCTCCTATGACGCATATCTATGCTGCCCCTGCGTTCTTCTTCGTATCTAGAAAGTTTTGGAATAAATTAGGTGTTTCTTTTTCAGAATCGTTCAGGGGTGATGTAGGGGAAGAATTTACATATAAGGCCGAGCAAGAGCAAGTAAAGTATAGATGTATTTACCCTACAACGTTTGAGAAAGAACCTGAAGAGGGGTTATGGCCGCTTCATAACTACGGTTACTATGGTATAGGTACTACTTTTGGTAATTATTGCTATCATCTATACCAAGGACGAAATAGTACTAATATAGAGCTGTTTGCAAAGCGTTGTCAGGAAATTATAGATGGTACATTTAGTACTAATAATATGACTCCTTCAACAATTTTAAATTATAAAGGGAAAATAGTTAGATAATGGATACTATTAGTTTTAATGGATTTGAATATCCCGCTTTTCAAGCAAAAGGTAACGCAGCACAGTTTGCAATTCCTTATGCAAAGCATGTTTGTGTAGGGATTGGGTATGATATTGGATGTAATAAACCTGAGTGGGCGTTTCCAGGTGCTATACCTATTGACCCAGAAATTGACGAACAATGGCATGCAAATAAATTACCTTACAGCAAGCTTAGTCAAGTTGACTATAAAAGTATTTTGTTCTCAAGTAGATTTAAATAACTCCTTTATGATTATGGGAGAGGTTTAATGAGTGTAGAATCTGTTACTATAGTTACAGCCTTTGTTGATATAGGTAGAGGTGAATGGGGTGGTGAGGTTAATGGTAAAGTTATACCACATTACATCCCACGTACTACAGACACCTATATGGAGAGGTTTGAGAGGTTAACTAAGCTTAAAAATAATATTGTTGTATTTACTGAATCAAAGTTTTTTGATCGTATAAAACAGATGCGAGAAGATATTGAGCTAATCAATATTGACCATTTATTCGAAGATCATGAACATTTTCTCTCAAACATTCGTAAAATACAATCCAACCAAGAGTTCATCGAAGCTGTAGAATCACCTAACCTACCGGAGTATTGGTCTGCTGAATATGTTGCTATTAACGCACTTAAAAGCCATTTAGTTAGCTTTGCTATTGGTGCAGGGTTGTGTAAGACAGACACAACAGCATGGATTGATTTTGGTTATTGTAGACCGGAGGTTTACTGCCCTCCTGGTATGGAATGGAAGTTCGACGCTCAAGGTAAAATTAATTTTTTCAGTGTGTATCGTACTGAAGAACGGTTATGGGTAAGACCTATCTTCAAATCAATCTTTACTAATGAAGTACATATCCAAGGTTGCCATATAGTTGCACCAAATCATCTATGGCCTGATTTAAAGGACATGGTTAATACTGCTTTATCTTCTCTATTTAAGGTAGACCTTATTGATGATGATCAAACATTACTTCTAATGGCTTATAGATCTGACCCAGAAAAGTTCATCGTGCACCCGAGAAAAGAAGAAGATTGGTTTGTAATTTTTAAACACTATAATCACAATGATTAGAATCTTTATGACAATGAGTGGTAATCTTGGAGATACACTCAACGTAATGCCAGTTCTTTCTGGAATTTATAAATCCACCGGTCACAAAATATCTCTTACCGTTAGAAACAAGATGAAAATGTTTAACGGGTTCAAAGAGTTTATGGAGATGCAAGATTGTATCGCCGCTCTTAAGTTTGAGTCAGATGTTACGATCGATGACACATATCAAACGATGTCCCTGGTAAATGACTTTCCTATACATCCGTTGCGACCCTGGGAGACAGTTCGTCTTGATACCTATTTTAAAACACATTACGATTTTGAGTATGAGGTAGATGACGATTTTGTTTTTAATGTGCCTGAGATCGAATGTCCTACTGACAAATTTTTAGTAGGTGATAGAATGGTACATAAAGATATGGACCAAAGAAGACCGATGGCTGTACTTAAAGACTCTGGAAAATTTCCTCTGGATAAATGTTATTTTTTAGACTATAATATTCCTTTAGCTACTAATGCTGGTTATATTAAATCTAGCAGCGAACCGTTTCTTTCAACATTTACAGGTATATCGGTAGTCTCTGATCTCCTTAAAAAAGACACGGTAGTTATTTTTGACGATTTACTAGCAAACTGGGATAACAAGCATATCAGTTATTCTTATAACAAGCACTTTTATAGAGATAGGAAGTGTGAGTTAGTGCACATAAATGATTTTACAATTCCAACATAATGAGGTAAGTGATGAAGATCAGCAGCGAAACTTTACAACTGCTTAAAAATTTTGCATCGATCAATATGAACATTCTGTTCAGACCTGGTGATGTAATTAGTACAATATCTTCTTCTAATAGTATCTTTGCTAAAGCAACTATTAAAGAGACAATCCCTAATGAGCTTGCTATCTACGATCTAAGTTCGTTGTTAGCGATGATGACAATAATTGATAATCAGGATATTATTTTTAATCCTAAAAGCGTCAGTATTGTTAGCCCCGCAGGTAAGTTCGAATACTTTTATTCCAACCCTGACACAGTAGTAGCTGCACCTACCGGTACTATCGAGCATGTAGATGTACATAAGTTTACTCTTACAGCTGAAGAAGTACAGATGGTAATGAAGGCGGCCTCTATTACAGGTGCACCTTCTATTTCTATTACATGTAGAGAGCAGGCAGTTGTATTGTCGGTTGGGGATAGAAAGAACTTAACCGCTTCTAATTTTAAGAAAGATCTTGGAACATCCTTCAATGCGTTTGACGTGCATATCGCGGTTGAGAATCTAAAGATTATTCCAGATGCTTACGAAATCTCTGTTGCTAAGACAGCGAACGGTAAAGCTAAATTTCTACACTTCAATCATCTATCTAGATCTTTACAGTATTGGATCGCTTGCGAACCCGACTCAATAGTTTGAGGTTAGCATGAACGATCATTTTCTATGGGTTGAAAAATACCGACCACGAACCGTGGATGATTGTGTTCTACCTGAAGAACAGAAAACATTCTTCAAGCAAGCTCTTCAGCAGGGCGAAATACAAAACATGCTCTTATGTGGTACCGCTGGCACTGGTAAAACGACTATAGCTAGAGCATTATGTGAAGAGCTAAAAACTGACTACATCATTATTAACGGATCAGAAGAGTCTGGTATCGATGTTCTACGTACAAAGATTAAAGACTTTGCTTCCACAGTTTCATTTACAGGTAACACAAAGGTAGTTATCTTAGATGAAGCGGACTATTTAAATCCTAATTCTACTCAACCCGCTCTTCGTCGCTTTATGGAAGAGTTTGCAAATAACTGCAGGTTTATTTTAACTTGTAATTATAAGAATAGAATTATTCCTGCATTACATAGTAGATGTGCCGTAATTGAATTCAAGGTACCTAAAAAAGAAGTAGCGAAGATCGCTTCAGCATTCTTCAAACGTGTATCAGAGATATTAGAAAAAGAAAATATTACCTTTGATAAAAAAGTAATCGCAAAGGTAGTAGAGAAGTATTTTCCTGATTATCGAAGAACGTTAAACGAATTACAAAAATATTCTCAGGTAGGTTCTATTGACGAGGGTATATTAGTAAACGTTGGTGATACTAATATGAAAGAGCTTGTAGAAGCTCTAAAGGAGAAAGACTGGAAGAAAATGAGAACGTGGGTTGTAAATAATTTAGATAACGACCCAAGTACATTGTTCAGAAAGATATACGATACATTAGTACCACTCACTACACAAGTTCCTTCTCTAGTTTTAACTATTGCTGACTATCAATATAAATCAGCGTTTGTAAGTGATCAAGAGATTAACCTAGTAGCTTGCCTAACAGAAATTATGGCATCCGTGGAGGTAAAATGAATATACAAAAAGTGATTAGTGAATTCGTATCAGATGATGGACAGAGAACAGCTATGGTGTTGGTTCGTGGTTCTGGTTTTAGAGTAACCTGTGTCGATAGTTATTTCGAAACATCTATGGAATATTTTTGCGATCATTTACAAGACGCAGAAGACAAAGCTGAAGACTGGGTCCTAAGAGCATGACCGATATTAATGACGTCTTTGGTAAGATAGTTGAGAAAGAAGTAGAGGTAGAAGAAAAGGCCATAGCTAAGATCTCACCCTTTGATTTCATTAACTCAATTAACTATACCAAAGAAGACTTGATGGTGGATGAATGGTCTGAAAAGCAGTATAGTACCTATGTTGTAAATAAGGGTTTATCTTTTGGTATGGATACGGTTATTTTCGCGAACGAGATGAATTCCAGGCCTCATCTAGATAAGAAGCTGCAGTATCATTTTCTTATAAATAACATCAGGCCTAGGAAACGTTTCAACAAATGGATCAAGGCTGAAAAGATTGAAGCGATAGAAATAATTAAAGAATACTATGGATACAGCACAGAAAAAGCTCACCAAGTACTTTCTATCCTCTCAAATTCACAAATAGAAACATTAAAACAAAAACTGAATAAGGGCGGAAAGTGATGTCCAACGATTTTTTTAGGATTGACGTACCAGGATACGTCCCATTAGAAGTAATTTTGACTCAACCAGATGATTTTTTAAAGGTACGTGAAACTTTAACCCGTATCGGTGTAGCTTCTAGAAAAGATAAGGTGCTGTATCAATCATGTCATATTTTACATAAGCAAGGTAAATATTATATTGTTCATTTTAAGGAGCTTTTCGCTCTCGACGGTAAACAGGCAGATCTTACTGATAACGACCTACAGCGCAGGAATACAATTGCAAAGCTTTTATCTGATTGGGGTCTAATTAAGATTATCGATCAGAAAGCTTGTGTTGATCTTGCTCCTCTTTCTCAAATCAAGGTTATCGCTTTTAAGGATAAACATGAATGGGATTTGCAGACCAAGTATAATATTGGTAAAAAGAAACTAGAATACGAGGAATAAAGATATATAATAATACATTCCCCTGGTTGGGGAATCTTCCTGGGCAAGAAGAGTTAAACGGCCCAGCCTATGCCAATTGGATAGGTTTTGTTGACTATCACTCGCTTAACAAGGAGAAACCTATGTTGTACTACGCTGACATGGCTATTGACGCCATCCAGTCAAGCAAATCTGCTTGGCTAAACACCTTCATTAAAGAAGAAACAGTTCGTAAGCCTCTTCAACAATTCGTTGATGCACAAACATCTTTTACTAAACAAGTTACAAAGACTTTGTATGACGTAACAGGTGCAGCTGCAAAAGCAATGGTTGAAAAAACTTTTAATAAGGAGGCAAAATAATGAACTGGCTACTGCAAACATCACCTAAAGATTTTGGCAGCTTGACTAAGGACTTTGATAAGTTCTTTGTTGGTTTCGATGATCATTTTAATCGCATGGCTAAAATGCATGACGAGATCGCCAAAAACATCCCTAACTATCCTCCTTACAACATTCGTAAAGTGGATGAAAACAAATATGTGATTGAGTTAGCTGTCGCCGGCTTTGCTAAGTCAGATATTGAAATTACTTTAGAAGATAATAAAGTTATCGTCAAGGGTAATGCTAAGGATGATGGTGATAACTTCTTGTGGAAGGGAATTGCCAATCGTGCGTTTACTAGAGTCTTTGCTATTGATGATCAAATTGAAATTCAAGACGCAGCTCTACTTAATGGTATGTTGAAAATTGCTCTAGAAAGAATTATTCCTGAGCATAAGAAGCCTCGTAAGATCGATGTTAAGAGCGAAGAAGATATTGTTACTACAAAATCTGAAAAGCAGCTTTTAACTGAAGATACTGACAAGTAAATGCATCTAGCAACATTACAAACCGTAATGTTGGGGGACTGGCTCGTAAAGGCCAGTTCCTTTGATGATCAAATATTGATTTTTTTGCATAATGAGCGTACAATCAATACTCACATAAAAATGTTTTATGATGAAGAAGTAGCTCACGAATATATTGAAAGGTTTATCCATGATCAAAGCCCTTAAATTATCTACAGGGGAAGAGTTAATCTGTGATCTTACTAAGGTCGACGAGATGTACAAAGCTAACCATCCCGCACAACTAATCGTAATTCCAGGAGATGGTAAGGAAACTTTTAACCGTTTGTCCTTAGTTCCTTTCGCTTTATACATCGACGAACAGTACATTATGATTAATCCAAATCACGTGGTCTGGGAATCTGTACCTGGTAAACGTATGACGGAACATTACTCCCAGCACTTCGGTTCAGGTATTACTTTACATGAGCCAGGTGAAGTTGAAAAATTTGCTAGGTTTATGGACGCTGCAAAGTAATGAAAGCTTTAAAGGTTAAACTTCAAAATCCTCTTAATACAGAAGAATGGATTTGTGAAGACTATAACTCACTTACTCATATTGATGGAGTAGAGTATATTAGAGTTCATAAACCAGCAGAGACACGTTCGTTTCTGATGCGTAAGGAAGCCTTAAAAGTTATTAAAAAGTTAACAAACGATATCAACTCCAGATAATTAATATTTTAATAACGTCAGACCCCACGAAAATCGTAACGTAACAAATAGTTGATTTTTGGATCGTTTGACCCGATAATAACAATATAGTATATTGATTAGGAGATGTTATGAAAAAGTTAATTATCACATTGTTAATGGTTGGTTTTACTGGTAACGCTGCTGCTGGTGACTGGGTATTACCTTTGGTAGGTGGTGTAGTTCTTGGTTCTGTGCTTTCTAAGTCACAACAACCATATGCATACCCTCCGCAGGTTTACGGCCCGGGTGGTTATGGTATGCTTCCTCCTCGGACAGTTTATCATACACCTGTGCAGAATTACTTCCAGCAGACTTATAACTGTTTAGTACCTGTTCGTGATCCGTTAACTGGTATGGTTCGTAACGAAGTAATGACCTGCGTGCAGTAATCTTTTTACTATATTATGCCTTTGGTGCTCTCTAAAGCAGTAGCTGCTACCGCCGTTTCGGCTGCGGTAGCTACTACGCCATCACAACAACTATGTTATTATGTTCCAACTAACCATGTATTCTGGGATAGAATAGAAACGGTGATGGAGGTAGTGTGTGTTCTTGTTCCTCAACCTTTGAATGAAACTAAATGGAGTGAAAGATGAGATTCGTCATGATTATTTCTTGGATTTTAGCATGTACTATGGGGCTCATTACAGCGGGCTGTTCTTCTTTACCTTCTGTAGGTAATAAAGACAACAAGATGGTAGAGATTGCTTCTAAAACTGAATCTACTAAAACAGATGAAGTACCTTCGTGGTTTGTAGAAAAAGAAACTAATAACAGTAACGATCTTACTGTCACGGGCACAGGGGCTTCTAAAGATATGCAGTTTGCCATTGATAAGGCTACGCTCAATGCTATGGTAGAACTTTCTAAAAAGCTCGGTGTAAAGGTAGATTCCATTACTCGTGAATCTGCTCTAGAATCTGGTTACGGTGTAAAGGATGTTGAGCGTGAGATCGACCGAGTGTCAAAACTTCGTACTGATCAAAAACTAGGTTTCTTCCGTCGAGAAAATTTAAAGATTGTCCGTGAAGGTACACACTACCGGGCATATGTAATGCTTAAACTTTCTCTAGAAGAAGCTCGTCGCCTCACTACAAATAACGATACTAATAAAGTATCTCGTGATCAACGACTTAAAGAATTAGAACAAGCTATTAAGGAGTAATATGCGTACCATCTACTTAGATATGGATGGGGTCGTGGCGGACTTTAATAAGTTCGCTTCTGACTTGCTGGGAAGGGAAGTTGGCTGGGAAGGTAAAGATCTTTCTTCAAAGGAATGGGATAAGATCGCTTCAGTTGAAAATTTTTATTATAAGCTACCTTTAATTAAAGAGTCTGTTGCCCTGGTAGGAGTAGCTAATAGTTTTTCTACTAGGTTCAACGTAGAGTTTCTTACTGCTGTTCCTCGTACAACTACCATGCCTTCAGCTGCTTTAGATAAGAAGATGTGGATAGATAAGTACTTCCCGGGTTTTGTAGTTAATTACGGTCCTTATTCTCGTGATAAGCAAAAATGGGCAATACCTGGTGACATTCTAGTAGATGATAAACGATCAAATATTTTAGAATGGTATAATGTAGGTGGTATTGGTATCTTGCACACTGGTGACTTTAAAGAAACCATTGATAATCTTATCGATGCAGTAGATAATACAGATGCTAGAACTTACAATTATTGAGAAGGGGTTAAATTATGAAAGAAGCACGAGCAAATATTCGTAACTCTTATCGTCGTGAGATTATTTCTTATCTAAATGACTGTATGTATTACCTTAGGAAAAAGGGTAAGGAAGATGAACTTTTTCTTGTTGAAATGATGTTAGATGTTATTAAAGAAACGAACCCAGATAAAGAACTTATTTTTGATTCAAAGAAGCTAGGTTACTAATGAAAAACCCTCCAGGTAAACTTATTGAAGCTGAAGATGGCACCGGGGACTGGATTCTTGAATTTACCCCAGAATTTTTAGAAGAGAATGATTGGCGTGAAGGTGATTCTATCGATATTGATATGGTAGACGGTAAGATCGTTTTACGTAATTCAACAAAAAAGGAACGTGATGAAGGTACAGATAGGACCGTATCGTAACTGGATAGGACCATATCAGATAGCAGAAAAAATTCTGTTCTGGATGGACAGATTTGATGACGACCGTGTTCATGACTTTGGCACCTGGTTAGATAAAAACATTCCAGGACTTACCCGTTTCTGCCATTGGGTTGAAGGTAAGAAAAAACGTAAGATAAAAATTAAGATAGACAAGTATGATACCTGGTCAATGGATCATACCCTTGCTTTAATTATTTTACCTATGCTCAAGCAGCTTAGAGATACTAAGCACGGTTCTCCTCAAGTAGATCTCGAGGATGTACCTAAAGAGCTCCGCATAGTTGGTCACGAGGATTGGTCATCTCAAATAGAATTTAAATTTGAAGATCATGAAAAGTATGAGAAGGATTCTTGGGATATAACTCATCGTCGTTGGGACTGGGTTCTTAACGAAATGATTTTTGCTTTTGAATGTGTATTAAATGAAGACTGGGATGAACAGTTCTGGGCTGGTGAGTGGGGTAAAATAAAGTTCGAAGATACGGACGACTCTAATTTAAAAAGCATGACATTCACGGGCAACCGTACCTGTGATTATAAAGCCCGTCAAGAGATGCAAGATCGTATCTCTAACGGTTTAAGACTATTTGGAAAGTATTACCAAGGACTATGGGACTAGATAAAGCTCTCGTTATTATCCCTACTACAGGGAACGAAATTGTTAGCAGTGCAATTAAATCCGTTCTACATCAGACTGTAGAGACGGATCTTTTACTTGTTTGTGATGGTGATAAATTTAGATCTGACGTTGAGACTATTGTTTCTGAATTTAATGACGAGCGGATTAATGTTTGCTATTTGCCTTACAATACAGGTGGGGAAGGATTTTATGGTCATAGGATAATGGCTGCCTTCAGTCATTTAGTTAACCATGAATACATTCTTTTCCTAGATCAAGATAACTGGTTTGAGCCAGATCATGTTGAAACGTGTGTTAATGAAATAAAGAAATATAATTTTGATTATGTTTATTCTCTTAGACGGGTTTGTGATCAAAACGGTAAGTATGTATGTAACGATGACTGTGAATCCTTAGGTCGATGGCCGGTATGGGTTAATAAAGAGGCCTATCTAATTGATACTAGCTCTTACTGTTACAAAACACAATTCTTTAATCAAGTTAGTTACATCTGGCACTTTGGCTGGGGTGCAGATAGAAGGTTCTTTACTATTCTTAAAGATAAGTTTAATCATAAGAACTTCGGATGTACGGGTAAGTATACGTTAAATTACCGTTGCGGTGGTAACGAAGGTTCAGTGCAACCAGAGTTCTTTATTCAGGGTAATGAAGAGTCGAGAAAGACATATGGGGATAAGTTTCCATGGCAGGCAACGTTTTCGTAAACGGGACTTTTGATATATTACATCCCGGTCACCTTGCATTACTTGAATATGCAAGGTCCTTAGGTAGCAGATTATTTGTTGCTATTGATAGTGATGAAAGGGTTAGACAGTTTAAAGGGCCTACTAGACCTATCAATGATATGTCTATTCGTAGAAAAATGTTAGAGTCGATTAGATGGGTGGATGAGGTTATAATCTTCTCTAGTGATGAAGATCTTGATTCATTAGTCATGAAAATTAGACCCAAACATATGGTAGTTGGTAATGATTATGTTGATAAACCTGTTATTGGGTCAAGGTGGGCCAAACATTTACATTTCTTTGATAAGCTAGATGGATACTCTACAACAAGTACCATACAACGTATTGCTACTAGGTGATGATGGTATTGACGTTTATAAGCATGGCATAGTCAATAGAATTAGTCCAGAAGCACCCGTTCCTATTCTCAATATTACACATGAGACAGTAGCTCATGGTATGGCTGGTAATGTTAAACGTAATTTAGAAGCGTTCGGTTTAGTTGTTTCTTATAAACATGGTATAAAGACTAGTACAAAAACACGTTATATTGATAATAAATCAAAACATCATTTATTAAGAGTAGATAGTGATCAAATTTCTAAGCCTATCAGTCTAGATACAAAAGATATAAATGTATTTGATGCTGTGGTAATTAGTGATTATAATAAGGGTTCTATTTCCTACGATTTAGTAAAAAAAATAATAGAGGCCTACAATGGCCCTATCTTTGTTGATACGAAAAAAGTGTGTCTAGATGTTTTCAAGAACTGCTTTGTAAAGGTAAACGAGGATGAGTATAACAAGTTAGAGACGGAAACAGAACACTTGATAGTTACATTAGGTGCAAAGGGAGCTAGGTATAAAAATAAAACTTGGCCTGCACCTTCTGTAGAGATGT